CCTACAATCAATATTGTGAAGTGGCAGGATGCTATCGATAGACAGATTAAGGATGCTGAGAAGTTTCCTCTGATTGAACTCGATGGTATTCCTATCACGCAAAGCGAACTGGATGTTTGCGACGGCTTGTCCGGCAAGCAGATGAAGCGACTGATGTTTACCCTTATCTGTCTTGCCAAGTTCTGTAATGCGGTCAGCGACAAGAACAACAACTGGGTCAATCGTCCAGACAAGGAAATCTTTAAGATGGCAAATGTGGTTACCCCCATCAAGCGCCAGTCTCTGATGCTTAACGATTTACGCGAAGCAGGATTGATCCGCTTTAGCAGAAAGGTGGATAACATCAACATCAATGTTTCCTGCATTGATAATACTGGTGACCCCGCGCTTGTTATCACCGATTATCGCAACCTCGGGTATCAGTATATGCGGTACTGTGGTGAACCGTATTTTGAGTGTGCGTCGTGCGGTGTCGTGATTAAGCGTACCGGAAAGAACCATAAGTATTGCAGTGACTGCGCTGCGGATATCCATCGTCAAAAAGCGCGTGATAACTTCAAGAACAGGGCTCAATATACTAAGTAGCCATTTCAAAAAACTTTCGTTTTAACCATGTCTGTAAAGCCTGATAACAAGGGCTTTACGGCATGGGGTGCAGTATATCTAAAATGTATATAAAATATGTCAACGCTTTTTTATGAAGCGAAATTCAGACCGAAAGGGAGTTTATTGTGATTACTATCACCAGTCAGGAAAAAGAGATTATTGCGGAGCGTATGCCGAATGTTCACATTCGCAGAACGGTTAGACAGAAGTCCAAGCGCCATAAGTATTATATGGAAGAGAACAAAAACGCCATGCGCCTTCTGAAGGAACTTCGCACTGACAAAACAGAAGTTAAGTAAGGAGGTTGACACATGGACAAGCTTTCAAAGCAGCCAAACGAAACAGAGTTGGCGTATCACAAGCGTCTGATCTTTGGTAAGTTGGTTGATGGGACGCTTGCCGATGAGGACTATTCCGAACTTGCACCTTATGTATATGGTAAAGAGTATAGTTCTGATGTCGCCCGAAGAATGATGTATGGCAGCAGACGAACTCTGGAGCTGTTGGACGAACAAGCTGTAAAGCAAATCACATCCGACGATATTTTGAGCGAGCTGGACGCAAAGATGATTGAGTCCAAAAAGGAGCGTCAAAAGTTTTATGACCAGCGTAATGCGCTGACCAAAGTGATCAGAGATCGCTCTCGTCAGGAAGAGTTGAATGAGATCCTGTACGAAGCCATCCAGTCCGGCAATCTTCCTCAGCTTAACTATCAGAGGACAGAAATCGAACCCTCGGACAATGATCTACTGGTGAGTCTGAACGATATCCATTATGGAGCAAATGTTCAGAATTACTGGAATACATATAATTCCGACATCTGCCGTGATATGATGTGCAGATACCTTGATAAGATTATTTCTATCGGCGAGACACACGGCAGTGAGAACTGTATCGTGTGGGCAAATGGAGATGAGATTAGTGGTAACATCCATCAGTCTATTGCTGTCACCAATAAGGAAACTGTGATTGAACAGATTAAGGGTGTGTCGGAGCTGATTGCTGAGTTTCTTGCTGAACTGAGCAAACATTTCAGACAGGTAACCTATGTGAGCGTTGCCGGCAATCATAGTCGTATTGACCCCAACAAAGATAAGGCGCTGATTTCTGAGCGACTTGACGATCTTGTTGAGTGGTATCTTGCCGCAAGACTGCAGAATTTCGATAATGTAGTTGTAGGCGGCGGTGAAAAGGTTGACTGCACTATGTACCTTATTGATGTCCGTGGTAAGACCTACTGCGGTGTACATGGTGACTTTGATGGCAGCGCAACCAAGATTCAGGCATTGCAGACAATGGCACAAAAGCCTCTGTACGCAGTATTGTCTGGTCATCTGCACCACAATAAGATTGATGATGTGCAGGGTATTAAAACAATCATGGCCGGATCTTTCCTCGGTATGGACGACTACTGTGTCCAGAAGAGAATTTATGGTCGTGCTGAGCAGATGGTATGTGTCTGTGATGGTGATGGCGTCCGGTGTTCATATCCGGTGCCTTTGAATTAAATTGATTAGATGTGCTATAGCGAGCGGGAGGGGTTGACAGCCCCATCCCGCTTTCTTTTTCTCAAAATTATGACAAGGAGGTGGCTTGTTTGCCGAGAAGCACACAGATGAATGATCTGACAAGCCCCGAGCTTGTCGCGCAGGTCAACCCCGAGAATCTGCGGCTAAAAAAGGATTTTCTGGATTATCTAAAATCCGTTCAGAGAAGCCCTGGTACAATTCGCGGTTACGAGAATGACCTTGATATCTTCTTCGTGTATTGCATGAAGAATCTTGGCAACAAGAATTTTGCAAATGTAAGTAAGCGAGATCTTGTTTCCTTCCAAAATTGGCTTATCAACGACAATGGAAATTCGCCGTCGCGAGTGCGGCGAATCAAGTCTGCAATCTCTTCTTTATCCAACTTTATCGAAGCGATTCTGGATGACGAGGAAGAGTTTAAGAACTTCCGCTCTATTGTTCGTAAAATTGAGTCCCCCGTAAATCAGCCGGTTCGTGATAAGACGATTCTGTCAGAAGATCAGCTCAACAGTTTGCTGAAAATGCTGACGGATAGTGGCAAGCACGAAAAGGCTTGTATGCTGGCCTTGGCTATGCATTCAGGCCGAAGAAAGTCTGAGCTTGTGCGTTTTAGGGTCGATGACTTTAAGGACGAGAACTTGGTTTGCGGCGGTGCGCTGTATAAGACAAGCGAAACAATTAAGACCAAGGGTTTTGGACTTGGCAAATATATTTATTGCTACACACTGGCAAAAGATTTCAAACCCTACTTTGACCGTTGGATGGAACAGCGCGAGAAAGATGGTATTGTCAGTGAGTGGCTGTTCCCGCTCAAGGATGATCCGACACAGCAGATGAAGCCTGAAACACTAAACAGTTGGGCAATCTCTTTCGGAAAGCTGTTGGGCGTAGATTTCTATTGGCACTGTCTCAGACATTACTTTACAACCGACCTTGCCCGCTCCGGTTTGCCGGACGGTGTAATTCAGGAAATCATTGGTTGGACTTCAAGCGATATGGTTCGCCTGTATAAAGACCTGACTACCGAAGAGCAGTTGGATCAGTATTTTGATGAGACCGGTATCAAGGTTGTTCAGCCTACAAAGCTGAGCGATTTGTGATAACAGGAATATGAAAGGGTGTTTATATGTTACAAAGAGATGATTTTATTACACGGCTTGCTCAAAAAGGATATACGAAGCACGAAGCCGGAATTATCATGGATGATTTCATCCGTACACTGGAAGAGATCCTTGTTGAGGGTGAATCCGTGATGTTCCGTGGTTTTGGTACCTTTGATGTGCGCGAGCGCTCCGAAAGAGAGAGCGTTGATCCTCAGAGCAAGGAACGCATTGTGATCCCCTCATACCGCGCTCCCAAGTTTACTCCCGGTAAACTGTTGAAGCGAGAGGTTAAAGAGGGCATCATCCGAGACTGAGGTGATCTTATATGCCGAAGCAGAGTAAGATAACCAAATCGAGTCCGGGTGTGGCGGCGCCAATTAAGGATGCTCCCGATAAGTTCTATTGCACGCGGTGTCCGCGTGATTACACAAGGCAGAAAGGAAACTTCCCTGCCTCCCAAAGCCCGATCTACCGTGAGAACGGTGGCTATCTGCCTGTTTGCCGGCATTGTGTAGACGAAATGTACCAGCACTATAAGACTGTGCTTGGTGATGAAAAGTCTGCAATCCGCAGAATCTGTATGAAGTTCGATATTTATTGGAACGACAAGATTTACGGTATGCTTAATAAGAGCAGTACCACAAACTCTCGCGTTCTGAGTTATATCAGCAAGTCCAATTTGTATCAGTTTGTTGGTAAAACATTTGACGATACACTGGACGAAGAGAATGAGCTGATGCAGAGATCGTCCGATGTGGCTTTGGATGAAATTATTGCAGACAGCAATGAAGAGATTACAATTTCGAGCGAAATCGTCGAATTCTGGGGCGCCGGTTTCGCTCCTTCATTTTACATTGATCTGGAGAGGCGCCTGAAATATTGGTGTGGTGACGCTGATCGCTACTCAATGGATGTCAGTGAATGCGCTATTATCAGACAGATTTGTATGTTGGAAGTTACGATTACTCGTGATACAGCCGCAGGTAAGTCAACTGATAAGTCAGTTAACGCATTGAACACATTGCTTGGTAGTGCAAACCTGAAGCCTGTCCAGAAAAAGAAAGAAGAGAATCTCGATGCAGCAGCAGAGTCAACTCC